ATTCTTCTTCTGTTGCGATTTTTTTATTTTCCCAAAAAATATTTTTATTTACCATTAGTTAATACTATTTTTTCCACGATAAGGCACATTTTCTAAATTAAAATTTATAAAAGGATTTAGGCTGTAAATATTACAGTTATATAATTCTTTTAGTTTATTTTTTACATCTATAGATTGATTTTCAAACAAAAGATTTCTTTGCTTTGCCTGATAAAGATCGCTAGGTTGCGCGTTTTCGTATCCGTAATTTTCTACCCAACTAGAATTATTTAATTCTCCACAATCGTGACCAACTAAAACAATATTTTTAGCACCTAAATATGCGGCAAAGTGCATAGCCGAAGTAATACTAGACCAAGAAACGTAGATTCCACTTTCTCCTTGAGGCCAATCTTTAGTATTAGCATGTTCGCATTTATTTAAATTATGTGTAAAAAAATAAAGATTCTCAGATTCTGGAGGAGTTGTAGAGTACTGTTCTCCACAATCTCCTAAACTGGTTATTATTTTAGATTTAGGCATAGATTTTGCGTGGCGAAGAGCCTCTGGGTGATGCTTTGTAAGAACATATTTAGTATTCGGTAAATAAACAATACCAACTTCATTTACACAGATAGTAATTTTATTCTTAAAAAAAGATTTGTCTATAAAATTTAAACTTGCTCCAGATCCTAAAACATAAATATCTTTATCTTTATGTATATTTTTAAAAATTGTTATACTATTATTTAATCCCATGAGTTTTTTCTTCTTCTACGAATTTGCCAGTTTCCCTCGGAATAGTCATTATAGTTTTGTTTGCACCTGTAATGATCATAATTATTTATATAAGTTTCATCATTTAATTGTTGAAATCCTGCTTTTAGAGTTGAAGAGTTGTCGTGCGCGATAGGAATAAAAGATTTAACAACTTCCATACCTTTGTTTTCTATTCTTCGTTGCATATCGTTATCTTCAAAATAGGCAGGATGAAAAGCCTCATCGAATAATCCAACTTTATCTACGATTTGCCAACCGATTGAAAAAGCGCACCACTCCGGTGATCCATTAGATAAAACGAGTTTTTCGGGATGAGAAAGTTCGGTAAACATTTTTAAACTATCTCCTCCCCACTCGACATCAAAATTACTAATTAACCAATAATCGGCCATAGGGGTTGATTTAATTCCAAGATTCCATGATCCGGCTACACCTAAATTGTTCGGCATTTTAAGATGCCAAATTTTACGAATCCACTGATTCCACGTCGGTTCCCAAGTTTGAGATTTCGCGCCGTTATCAATAATCACGAGTTCCCGAATCGGGTAATTAATTGAAGCGATCATCCGATCTAAAAGGTCATAACGCGTTAAAACCGGAACTATCATCACAGGAACCATATTTACTGTACCTCTCTTAGAAAGTCTCTAATTTTGCCTTTATTTTGTCTTTAAAGCCTATTTAGAAAGAAGTTTGTTTAGAACCGGCTTCCAATAGGTTTCGAATACAGTATCGGCTTCGTATAACTTAGCGAACTCGATTGCTTGATCTGATCTCGACCTACCTTTGTTATAAGCGTTCTCTAAGGCTTCAACTATTTCAGGAACGCTTGGACTATGAAAGAAAGATCTTTGTTGCGCATCCCAAAAAGGTTGCCCTCCGACTAACCATCCCTCTCCAACCAATTCAGTACTTGCGGCAAAATCTGAAACTATAACTCTAGTTCCACATGCTTGCGCTTCCAAAGTAGGAATTCCGAATCCCTCACCCATTGAGACGGCTAATAAAACATCCATAGCCGTATAAGTTGCGGCAACAACTTCGGGTGCTAATCCTGAACGATAAAGATAAGGATCAATAAATTTAACTTGCTCTTTAGGAATACCTACAGCGTTAATTAAATCCATAAGATTGATTCCACCCGAACCCATGAAATCCGTATGTAAGTAAAGAACTGCATCTTTACGTTTTTGTGCAAACATTGAAAAGGCTAAAAGGTTTTCGCCAAATGCTTTTCTATTAGGAACGATTCCTTTATTTGCTGCGTTCATCCCAACAACAAATTTATCTTCCGAAATCTTAATAAACTCTCTAGCCGTAATTTTATCTTTATCTGCTGTATGAATAAAGTTAGTTGGTTTGAAAACTTTTTCAATAGCGTGTGGAATATATTCGGATTGGATATCTACTCTTTCTAGCATTTCTTTACCGAACTTAGACATCGCTAAAGGAGTTACGTTATCTTTTTTACACCAATCACGAACTTCAGGTGGACAAGGAAGATGATCAATAGGAACCCAAGAAGCAACGTTCCAATCATCCCATTTTTTACCTTTGAAAACCCAAACATCGTACAAAGTAATTAAAGCGTTCGGAGCATCTTTATCTCTATTAGCCCAATCGTACATGTGCGCCGGAATAACATCGTTTGAATATAAATCCATGCCTCGTGGATAAACAGGAATATCTCCGTATTCAGTTCCCCAAATAGTTGAAGATGCTTCTAAACCATAGTTAGAAGCGATCGCTATTTCGTAATTATCTTTTTTAAGTCTTTTTGTAACTTGCGCCGTTTGTTGTCCGTATCCGGTTGATGCCCAAGGGGCGTTTGAGGTCCAGAGGATTCTTCCTCTACTGGGAATCCCAACATTTCGAATACTTGCGCTAGTTCCGGAGACATGTTCACCGGTGTATTTTTTATTACGACGATCGGCACGATTCACCTTTTAATCCTTTGTTCGCAGGTACAACAAATCCTACACATAAAAAGCAGAAACCCCGACAGCCTGCGCTCCGTCGGGGTTTCTGGTCTAGGGATTAATTACTATTAGGAGTTTGCACTCTTAAAGTATTTAACGTGGCTAGTTTGTGGAAGATTTCCATCAACTCGGAAAGTTGCACGGAAAGTAATTAAATCGTTGCTAAATGCAAAATCATCTGAACGATCTAACTTAATTCCACCAACTTGACGAACAATGTAACTTGGTAAGTGACCAAATAACACTGGTTTAACTGCTGATGCGGCAGTTGCCATCGCTGGGTTTTCGAATATTGGATAACCTAATAGCAAGTCGCGAGCATCGGCAGATAGAGATGGACTAAATAGATATTGTCCAGCGCTGTCTTTCAATTTACGCACGTTTGCTACTGATGTTGCGTTCATCATAAATCCTGCACCAGGTAGACGACGACCGGCTGTATCGATTGAATACACAAGGTCGATCAAGTTGTCTGCTGTTGGATTTAATGCAGTTCCGGTTACGGCAGAACCAGCAACAGTTACGATACCTGTTGGTTGGGTTGTACCAGTTCCGGTTGTTAATGCGGCGTTCACTCTATAACCAAGTTCGTTACCAGTTTGTTCTGCAAGGAATCCAAGAATATCGACACCAGCATCTTCAACAAGTTCACGAGAAATTTGGGTCAAGAAAGAATACTTAAATGCACCAAGAGTCACAAAATTGTTAAATGTTGGATCGGATTCTGAAATTGCTGAACCCTCTGGGCTAACTGCAGCAGTTGAGTAAGTTGCTTGTGATGGAATTTGTAGATTCTCTCCACCAGCAGTGTTAATGATGGTTGAAGTTTCTAGTGGTCCACCAACGTATCTTGCCAACATAAGAATTCGATCGTAAAAAGAGGTTGGAACTGGTGAACCAGTTGAACCTGTTGTTACGTCTCTTTTTTCGAAGTTGTAAGAACGTACTTCTCCACGCGCCATTGATCTAATAACATCTGCATCAGATTTTCCGGATTGTGTTGCAACTGAAAATTCAACGTTTTGCATTGCTTCGGCTGCGGCTTTTGCTCTTTGTTCGTCTTTTGAAATAGTTTCGATAACGCGTGCGCGCTCGTCTAATTCAGCAGAAATTTTTTCGTATGATTGATTTTCTTCTGCAGTAAGATCACGCTTTTCTGCTGCGGCTCTATCCAAAATTTCTTTTGCAGAGTGCCATGCTTTTTGGCGTGCTTCATGCTGAAGTTTAATATATTCAGACATTGTTTTCCTTTTTTTTGAAATGGTTTTACTACTTGATTAGATAACCTGCTGGAGGCTCACTCACAAGCAGTAAAGTAACAAGGTTGGTGGCTACACGCAAACCTGTTAGATTTATTATTGCACAAAAGTTATCGGGTTTCTTGAACTCCGATAATTCTTGTTTCGGTTACAGGATCGAACTTTTTAGTTTCTTTTTTAATTCCACAGATTTCTTCGGCCATCGCTTCAGCCATTTCAGCGATCGCACCGGATTCTGGATAACCTGCAACTTTAAGGATCGCTTGTTTAACTTCTTCTTTATTCATTAGATTGCCTTTAACATTAGATCTAGTTGTTTTTGTTTGATCGCTAGAAGTTCGGCTTCGTTAGGAACTGATTCTTTCAATTTAGCAACTGCTTCGTTAATAGTTGAAGCGTGATCTAAGGAAAGATTTTCGCCGGCTTCTAATCTTGTTAAAGCATCGGCTAAAACATCGGCACTCATGCCGGTGCGAGTTGCAAGAGCATCTATAGATCTTACTGATGCTGTTGTTGCTTCGTAGGCTGGAAATCCGGTAACTATTGAAACTTCATGCAATCTTATTTGATGAAGTTCACGAGTCATGCCGTCATTTGTCCACTTATCGCCTTTTGCTGGTACAGAGAAACCAAAGGACATTGAATTAACATCACCACGTTGCATTAGAACTGAAAGATCGCGACCGGCTGTTGTATCAGGCAAAACTGCTTCTGCTAATAAACCTTTAGAATCTTCGGTTAATCTTAAAGTCTTTGCTCTTGTTGAACCTAAAACAATATCCATATTGTGATTCATAAATAGTTTTACTTCGTTGCGCGATTTAAGGGAACGTTTAAAAGCCCCAGGCATAATGAATTCGGTAAAAGGTAAAGGTTCGCTTGGTGAATTAAAAACTGCGGCGTAACCGGTGAAAGTCATTTTATCTGCATCAACTTCGCCTTGGCGAATTTCAAAAGTTACATCATTAACACGACGTTCAACTGTACTTGGCATTTTTTCTTCTTTCTTTTCTCTTAATTGTACATTTACACTAGCCCAACGCGCTTGCTCTTCTTCTCTTCTAATTCTTTCTACAACTCCTTGCGCATATTCCATAGTTCTTTGTGCGGCACGTTTGCTTGGTCCTGATCCCCAAAGTAAATGTGCAACAAGTCCGGCTCCAGGATAACCTGAATCGCTAGGATCATTATTTTGTGGTGCATCTAAATCAGGCATGTGTCTTGCTATCCATGCGGCAATACGAATCCACTTATCGTCTGAAACTTGACCATCGGCCATAAGTCTTGCTTCTCTAATAGTTTTCTCAGTTAATCCGTCTCCACCTTTACCATCGGCATTAAGTTCTAATCCTCTTCTTGCTGCAGCACGCATGTAGGCTGGTGGTTCTTGATTAATTGCGCGCATATCTTCTTCTTCTGAATATTCTTCTTGCATATCTTCTTTTACATCTTCTTCTAAATCTAAATCTTCGGCTTTTCTTAATTGATCAAAATTAACGCCAACAAAAACATTAGTATCTTTCCAAACATTACCGGTCTGTTCATAAACTTGAATTAGTGCGGCAGGATTAAAAGGTGTGCCTAAAAGAATTACATCACTATTCGGAACTCTTAATTCACCATCGAATTGTATTTCAACAATTTCACCTTGTAAAAGATTATCGCCATTAAACCACATAGCATAATCACCAACATTTAATTCTTCGGGAAGCGCTCTCTTATTTCTTAGATCATTAATTTTTGTTAAAGTTGAAAATTTATGTCCCACTAAAGTATCGGTTGCAACATATTCGTTATCTTCTTCTCTATAAATTCTTATAAGTGCAGCAGGATCTTCGGCAGAGGCTTCAATAGAAAAATCAGTATCAGGAATTTGTAAAACTCCGTCTCTTAAAATTCTTACAATTCTTCCTCTAGCACGACCACCTGAAGAGTTCCAAGAAACATAATCACCAACGTTTAATGAATCCGGTTCGGCTCTTTCTCCTCCAGGCTCTATATCTTCAGCGATAGAAACAGCAACCATTTGATCGATAGCATCTTGTTTAGTTGTATGACAACCGATAACTTCGCCGTCATCTTTAATAGTTGCCCATCCTGAGCAATCTGCTGATTTATCTGTTATGAAATATGGCATTAGAGTCTCTGCGCAATCCAAGAAACAGTATGTCCTGATTTAGAAGATACACAATAAATTGTATTTGCTTGATGCAAAGTTATTTCTAAAGAATCTTCTTTTACTAACTTTAAACCATTAGAAGTTGTTACATCTGGTCCACCAATATAAACAGCATCCGTATTATCGTTATTGTGAATATGTAATAAAACAGGATTGTTGTAAGCG